TAAAACTTCTGATCTGCCACAGACCTAAATTGGGATCGATCTTTCACAATTTCCTTTAACTTTGATCCATGGCGACCATATTTCACTTTCACTAGGTACTCTGTTTGGCTGGGGTCTGACACCACTTCAATATGATAGTCCTTGTCCGATGTTCCTTGCTTATATCGCAGTTGAACACTTTGAAGCACCGTTACATCACCAGATTTTTTAGTGACCGGAGTTTTCGCAACAGGAGTTTTCCCTGTTACTTGTTGCAGTGCATTATCAAGAAAAAACCCACCTAAGATACTCATATTCCCTCAATGTCAGTGGACGGTTTTGTGGGTAAACTGCGCCGAGCTGGTCTCATACAGTTCCCCACAAAACTCCACCGATCAGTCACCCTTGATTAAAGGTCTCGGCTGACTGATTACTTGGTGACCATCAAATCTTCTGGATTCAACGTAACGGGGGGAGGAGCGATCAACCCACGATCTTTCGCGTACACAACCATATGATCGGTGTTGTTCAGAGTGAACCCCACCAGACTTCTTCCAGCTTTGCGCTTGGAAATATCGGCCCCGATCTTCTTCAGATCCCACAGATATGTAGGGAGCCGATACAACTGGACTTCTGCGCCCAAGGTCGTCTTGACTTCATCAATCGTGACTTCCTTTCCTTGTGCATTGAGAAGTACCAAAAGCAACTTTTCAGCCTGTTGAGTCTTTTTACCTTTGCCGCGTGACATAACAAAACCTCCAATGTATATTACTATTCTATTCTATCACACACCCATCCGATTGTCAAGTCTTATTTTCTCTTCTTAATAATCGAATGACGCCTCTTCTGCTTCAACTGTTCTGTGGTGTCCAACACTGACATGCGAAAATTCAGGGCAACACTTGGAGGTGCCACCGTGATCTTCCCGCCATCCGCCACATATGCATCCACTAACACTTTCAACTCAGCCGAACTCATTGGCCTTGGTTGAATCATTTCTTTATCCTTCATTGTCTAATTGCTCTCTTTCTTGTGCTGATAGTTCTTCTTTTTGTTCTTGAATGGTTCTGTTGCCTTCGCACCATGGGCAGCTACCATGATTCCGGCAACTGGTATCAAATGCTTTTGATTTACGATATGGTTTTCGGCGTTCTTTTCCGTATCGTATAGCTTTATCAAGGCTCATGGTGCCTCCGATTACTTACCCTTGTACTCTTTCTGAATCGCTTGTTTCTTCTCGGGCGTCAGTTTACTGTATGCCGTATACGTCATACCCTTGGAAGATAGCCATGATGCAAACTGTGCCTTTGTTCCGATTTGTGTTCCCATATCATACCTCCTTTCTAGTATCCATCAAATGTGAGATTGCCGTCAATGATATCCTGAATATCTTCATCGTCGGTGACGCCAAAGATTTCATTCAATCGGTCTATATCCCTGTTGTCATCCAAAATCTTTGTCTTACTATACACCTCTGTAAGATCCAACTTCTTTTCACCTTGATTAGGTTTACCACGTTTGATTCCAGCTTTCGGTCTCTTCTGTGTTGCCATTATAACTCCCTTTCGTTTCAATTCACTCATTACTACTTCACCAATCCCAACTTCGCAGCCGTCACCAAATCATACGCATCATTCCAGAGATACTTGTCACCCCTTGTCAACACATCCAACAAAGCCAACTTCTCAGGGATATAGGTCTTTGCAAACTTGGGGTCATACTTGACAATAGAAGGAGTATTAGCGATCAAATCCGCCAACTTGATCGTCTGAGCATCAGCAGGGGCCTTTGCCAAATTCTCAAGATCCTTCTGCTTACGAACCTTGCGGTTCCCATCGGCTGGCGTACTCACATTGGTCAACCAGACTACAAGGTCCGTTACGTCATTGCCAAATTCCTGGCGCAACACCTCTTCAGGCACTCCGGTATCTTCCAATACATCGTGCAGAAACGCCGCTGCAACCACATTGCTATTATCTGTAACCGTAGTCACAATAGCAGCCACTTCTGTAGGATGCACAATATACGGCTCACCCGTATACTTTCTGAACTGCTTGACTGCGGCATGGGCCGCTGTTGCAAACAACCGCGCTCTCCAAACAACATCCATATCATTTCTCCCATTCATTATGTTATAAGAATAACACAACCCGGAGCGTTTGTCAAGCATTATAAGTTATTGATTTATTTGAGGAGTTTGACAAGATATATCTCATATTCCTGTCCATTCTCTACGTGTTTTTGCTTAGAAATGAGCGAAATATCTGCCAGGTAGCAGAATCGTTGGAAATCTTCTGTGAAAGCAGGATCATCGGCATAGATCACAAGTTCATCATCTTTTTTCAGTTCATTCAATGCCAATCGTGTTTTAATGATCGGCATTGGGCACTGAAGGCCTATGCAGTTGACGGTTGTTCTAGTCATAAAATAGCTGGGGCCGCCCGAAGACGGCCCTGTAATCCACTCCACACATGGTAGAGGGACAATTAATCGTTAAGCAGCTTTCGTGTATCAAGTGAAGTGGATTCCGATTGAGGAATCGTATCCTTCATTCGTTCCAAATGTATCAACTCGATATTGCGTAGTGCAATCTCTTGACGCAGTGTTGCAATTCGGTCATTTATCACTTTAACATCCATCATTGGGCCTGTCCCCCCAAAGATCAGTGTCTTCGGTGCATTCTTCTCTGCGACGAGGTTTATTCTTACTCTTAACGGTCTCCTTTCGGAAATCCTCTTCTCGCCCCCGTCTAAATTTGGTCTTCCGCGTTTCCTCTAACTGACGGCTCATGTGCATGACATAACTCCTAAAATGAGGTGAATATCTTATCTGCCAGTTTTATTGCTACAGCCTCTTCCGCGGTGAGCCACACATCGGACTGCTGAAGCAACTTCTTCTTGACAACACGCTCACTGATTCGGCAGTAATCAGTAAGCAACCGATACACTCGCACTCGACACAACTCCAATTCTCGCATCCCGGCTTTCAACTCATGCTCTTTTCCTTCCATATCAGAATAGAACTGGTGAGTCAGAATTCCTGTATTTTTCGCCACATACCGTTCTCCCCTTTTGCCACACGCAAGAATCAGGGCGGCGGCTGACATGACATTTCCAATTCCAATGGTCCGCACTGGATACTTGGAACAATGCATCATATCAATCAAGGCAAATGCGTTGTATAAATCTCCACCATTAGAATTAATATACAACGTCAACAATTTAGTCTTCTGACCTTTTGGCAACGGCTTTAAATTCTCTGCGATAATCCATTGCACGGCCTGTCCAATAGATTCATAATTCACATCACCTTGCAGATAGTGTGAATGCTGTGCAAAAAATTCTGCTTTTATTGGATCTTGGTCCGTCTCTTCTGAAATTACAAATACTGGCCCGTCACTGTGTTGTATTTCAGGATTTTCTTCGGTGCAGTTTGTGTGACCCACGGGTATTCTCCTTGGTATAATTGTTTTGCTATTTCATTACCTTGTAGAAAATGATCCTTCGTCACCTTGCTAGTGGGTCCACCCAAACGATAATTCAATGTATATTTGTTTGTGCAACCAAAATTGGGTGCTACTTGTCGCAATGCATCAAAAAACTGCCGGTCTGCACCCCACTGCCCATACCAACGGTGCCCAACTTGTACCGCTATTTTGCGTGGTACCGCAAAACAACTAGTATCAACATGATACCTATTCTGTCCTACGACAGGCCACAGTCCCAAACTTTCCCAGTTATCCTGGCAGACAAATGCCCCATCCGGTTCTACGATGTTTCTTAAGGTAAATGCCCAATCGAACTTATTTAGGGTAGCTTTGAAAGATTCAATATAATCAGGCTCTACCCAATTATCTTCATCCAAATAACAGAGGATATCTTCATTAACGAGGAAGGATGCCGCAGCATACACCCGATGACCATACCATCCCTTTCCAACATTTTCATCTAACCAAATCATCTTCTCTTGCTGAGTGACCCCCGTCTCATTAACGAGGATTCGATTCACTTTTTCATTATGTTCGCGTCCATCAACAACGAGATAATGTGAACAATCCTGTCCTCGCAATGATTTCACACAACGGACCAACTCAGGAGTTCCAATGGTCGGTGTAATGACCGCAATAGACGGCATGTTATTTCCCCTTCTTTTTCGGTAGAACCTTAATTTCGGCAGTCTGCTGTCCTGTCTCAATCTTCTCGAAATTCGTTTGCACTGGTTTTTGGGCTTCCTCCGCTTCCACTTCAAATGGCATGTTTGGGAAGGCTTCCTTCACCAGTTTGGCAGTCAGATAGCGAACACCTAGCTTCTTATTCAAAAGCCCAACCAATAACGCCGCTTCATCCTTATGGAGCGATGTTAAGAGCGCATACAGAATACGAGACTCTTTCAGGGGTGGGAGCTTTGCTGTTCTCTTAGGATGCCCAAGAATGAAAATATACAATCTCCGCAATTCATTATTGAGCGTTGAAATGGAAAGACCAGCAGGGTCCGACGATGGTTTGTATTCGGGAATAGTGGTAATGTCAAACCGAATCTTCGGATTATAGGCATAATTCAAAAATTCCCGAAACCAAATGTTATCATTGCCATACTTTCTCAACACTTCCAATCGACCTTCGCGGTTATACTTCTTATCAAACTCCGCGAAAATCTCACTGAACAACATGTTTGTAAATTTAGCCATTATATCCTCCACATCAAAAATCGTTAATAGAGCCCGACAATTCCTTCAATCCAGAAGCCGTCAAATAATTCAAAAAATCCGACTTCGTTACATGAGTTGCTGCTGTATACTTATCTATAATCGCAGATTTAACCGATTCAGGAATATAATTCAAATCAATCAATTCCTGATTTCTCTTGAAATTCCGTAACATATCTCCCACCGTGCAGAAGTCTTGGGGGTCTTTTTGCAGCCACAGAATCATCTTCTTCTCATGGATCGGCTTCTGTCGTCCCCCACTCACAAACACATCATCAGGTGAAAGAATATTAGGAATGCCGTCGCCTTTATCTCCTTGAATGATGTGCTGCTTCAAGGTCAATGAAGGCTGATCGTCCTGTATTGGAGACTTGAGGAATGGGGAATATTGCACCACGGCTGCGGGGGCCGACTGCAACTGAACAAAATCCTTATCGCCAGAGAGAATCAACACCTTCTCTCCCATTGGTTGTTGTGTCGTTAATGTTCCGATGATATCATCGGCTTCTGCACCCTCCACTTCAACTACTTTGTACGGCAGGTGGGTCTTCAATTCCGGGCGAATGGTATCCATACAGTGAAAAATGGAATTCCAGTCAAATGCAGACTTCTCGCGTGACTTCTTCCGATTAGACTTGTAATGGGGAAATCGCTCTTTCCTCCAATACGTCTTAGAGTCATAGGCAATAACTACTTCTCCATACTCATTCCGAAATTTCTTCACATTGGAGCGAATGGTATTCAGAATCATATGGCGAACAAGTGGAACCTCTGCCACCCGTTGTTTTGACATTATCAAATATTCGATAGCACATGCATATGCAATTTGTGAGAAATCAATGAGAATCATTCAATCACCTTTATTTCACTTGTTGTCCGAATTGCCACTCGCGCCCCACACCTCAGCAGAGGATTTCCATTACCTGAGTAGACGACTTCGGACGGCCCCAAAATTTCCACCCGATGACAATAAGTATTCTTCTTTCCCTGCTTAATTGTAATCACAGGTTCATTTGTGCCATGTTTCTTATTTGCCCGTATCGCATGTTGATTCACATGTATCCATGTAGTCATATTAGCGACCTCAGAATAATCGTTTGTGAATTCACTCGTCCGGTGACTTTCCCATCTCTTGTTGTTAGATCATCCAAGAGGTGTCGCAAGGCGACTTTCCCCCCTTCTAACACCTTCGGAATCGTTTGTTCTGGCTTCCGTAGTTTCTTGGTCTTAGACTTCTCTTGAGAATAGTTCAGAATCGCGCAGCCTTTGACTTCAAACCCCCCATCTGTTGCCGCAATATAATTCGTCAAATTACGGGAAGGGACATGATAGGTCCAAATTGAGGAAGCCCCCACAATGTTTTTAGGATCAATAGATTTCAACTTCAATGTATCATCCCGATCCAAATACTTGAGACGTTTCACCTGAGATTCAGGAGAACGAGGTTTCTTCTTTCGGACCGTCTTCTCTTTCTGTTCCCCCTCACCTAACTTATGAGCCGCAGCGATGATCGTGGTGTAATAGGCGTCCAACTTCTTTAGCTGCACAATCGTATACCCGGACGAATTCTCGGTGCGGGGGTCTTTCATCAACTCTTCAATGGAATTACTAACAGACACTTTCCAACGGATGAAGAAATCTGCAACTTCCTCATACAGCGGTGGGGTCAATTCATAAGAATATAGAATCCCCTCCGCATCAGGTTCATGTTTAAACTCGTCTTCAGTAAAGCGATCAATCGAATGCTCCAACTCAGAAATACAGCGCCCAACTTCAGCTTTCTGCGCCGACTCTTTCTGTTCCTTTGTAAGTTTAACAGGCTGGTGAGTGGCAGGCTTCTCAGGTTCAGGGACATACTTCAACATATCGGCCATATGTGTGTCGAACCACTTGACCGACTTATCATCAAGAATTGCCCCACGTAGTATCAATCGGGCCACAAACCCAAGCGTTGCCACTTGGTTGTCGATCTGCGCCTGGGTTGCTTCAATGCCCTTTTCTTTACAATACTCAC